AACGTAGAAAAAGGCGAGGAGCCCACCGGCACTCGCTCCTGAAATATCTTCGAGATTGTCAAGTTCGTGACAATCTCGAAGGGCGCCCATCGCGCCAAGGAATGCAAAATATGTCATCGCACCTGGTCCAATTGCCAGATGTTTCATTAGTGTGTCAGTGAGTGTTCACTTTAGGTACGGCGACGACGAGCAAAAACTGGATAATTCATGACGAGACTCGTGATGATGGTCTTCCAGTTGAGCTTTCTCCATTTGTTGGGTGACTTGCCGTGCGCCTTTTCGCTCATATACCAAATAACCTTTCTGATATTTTCATCGCTCAGATTCTGACCGTATATACTACGCATATCGTTTTTGATATTCTGTGAAATGTGCGTAAACTTTGGATCAGGGTTGGCTTTGGTTATAGCTCTCTCGACAAGATTTGCGAGTCGTGCCTTGTGCACGTTTCGTGACGTACCCGTAACCTCACGGCGAACCAGCGCAGCTTGAGTTAGCATCTTACTTAAGGGACAACATATAAAGTGTGGAACGTACCAGTGCTGTAATTTCATCCTGAATGTTCTTGAGGTACGAGTCTCGTGGAAGGCGCATGCGGCGAAGCTGTGTCAGAAGCGAACGGAAATACAGTTTTGGGTTGCGGGCAATCGTGCGACGACCGACGATGATGCGGCGAAAACGACCATACTTACCCATGTACGCCTCGGCGTAACTGTCAAACAAAGGCACAATGCCTTCATAGTACGCCTGGAGCGCCTTGTGTTGCGCAAAAGAGTTTGTCGTCAAGTGGAAGGCGTGTGCCTGAGTACGAGAGTTCATAAGAAGACCGACGTACTTCTGACCGTTCATCTCTTAATAGTAGGCGGCGAAATTCTTACGCATGAAGGAGAACACCAGGGCGAAAACCAGCGTGTGCACACCGACAGCCAGCAGGGAGGACTGACCAGACATAAAGACGCCCTTGCCTGCTGGGGGAATCGTCAGAAGGACGCCTGGAGTCAGGAGCACGAACAGCACAGCGGGCACGATCAGGTCAGCGGGGCGCAGGGACACCTTGAGCACAAACTTGGCAATCAGGTAGTACACCAGTGACAGAACCAGGGCGTGCACCAGCACTGGGCTGGGGCCCACGCGCAGGAGCAGACCCGGGCTGAGCAGGGCGAACAGGATGGCGGGGGTCAGAATCTTGGGACCAGTGATATCCATGATAGCAGATACTATCTACCGAGAAAATTGTCGGACAAACTCGGCAAAGTTGTGGAAGGACGCCTTGTTCATCAGCGTGCTGTTGAGATGGTTGTCCTCGAGGTACTGACGAAGGGACATCCACATGTTGAGGACATCCTCTGAGTGCCAGTCGTGCCAGTCCGTCGGGCTGAGCATAATCTCATGGTCCTCCTGCTCATCGTAAGCCTCATCGACGTCATCGCCGTTGAAGAGAGCGTTGTCACTGTACTCGTTGTTGACACCCATTTTTTGTACTTGTTCTTTCTGAGGTTTGTCTCCTTAAGCGGCTTTCTTGACTGTGATGGTGTTGCGCTCCTTGACTGGAGCGTGATCGACAATGATCTGATACACCTGCTCCACTTTAGTATCGTCACCGCCGAAATAGGCACGCAGACCCGCCAGGATGACATTCTTGGTGATGCTACCACGAGACTCTTTGGTATGCAGAGAAACCTTCTCCTGGTTCACCTTGACCGTGTCAACATCCTGCGTCTCCTTAATCTCCTTCATGTGGCCCTGGACCTGTGCCCGGAGCTCCTTCTCGCGCTTATTCAGTACAGCCATGTCTTTCCTCGCAGCAGCAAGCTGGTGCTTCAGGGAGAGCCATTCAGTCATGACGGCCTTAAAGTCGTCCATTTGTTAGTTAAAGGTGTTTATTTTTTAAGTGCTCCTAGTCCCGGGTTGATCCCAAGTCAATTTGACTTGATCCCAAGTCACTGCGTGACTTGATCTCTACTTCTCGTAGCTGTTCTCAATCTCAAACTTGGGGCGCATCGTGTCCGGGGGAATGGTGGACAGGTTAAAGATGCTGACCGCCTCGCGGGGGTTGGGTGGCTCGGAGCGGAAGTCGCGGTTCGCGTTACGCAGGTTGCCACCGATCGTCTCGGGGAAACCAATCTGGGCACGCGGGTCCAGGAAGTTCTGACCAGACAGGATGGCGTCTGGAGAAAACTGACCGAAATCCTCGGTCGTCACCACCTCCTTGGGAATCAGACCCACGTTGGTGTTGTCGTACACTGGCATGTCAACGGTGCGCACACCGGAGCCACCCATGTCGAACGGGGCTGGGTCGTCAACTGACGTGAAGGTGCCACCTGGAGCAGAGATGTGGCCACCACCCTGCATGATACGGGGACCATCGCTGGCTGGCTTGGCATCTGTTGGGGAAGCACCGACTGGGTCTTCGCCTGTTGGGGTGTAGCCGCTGCGCTGAGGATAAAATACCATCATGGCAATCAGGAACAGAAGAATCAGAATCGCCAGACCTTTGCCGTCCATGTTATAATAGTATACGACTTTTTTTTTCAGTCCAGGTAATCGGTCGGGTCATCCTCCTCCTCCGCCTCTGGCTCTGGCTCGTCTGCAAATTGGAACTCGACTGGGTATCCCTTTGTCTTTGGCTTTGGTGCCGACCGCTGACGAACCTGGACGACGCGCCAAATGGGACCGAAGGATCGCTTGAGGAACCAGAGACCAGCTAGCTCAAACAGAAAATCACACGCTCCTGAAATCTCCTCGATCGGATTCTTCTGAGCGTCAAAGAATGTAGTCACCACCTTGCCCTTGATGGCTGCAAGCGAAGCAGACAGCTCACCGTCAGCTGATAGACTCGCCTGGTACGCCGAGCGAATAGTCTCAGCCGAGACATCCTTGCCGAACCACTCGAGCTTGCTCACCTCCGCCTGACTCAGAAGCTCGTTATCAACATTATCAAACAAAGTTTTTGAGGGGATGCGGAGATTTACCTGACGCGTCTCCTTGGTCAGCGTTCCGTCAACCTGGACGTTGTTCACCTGGTGAAACACACGAGCATCACCCTTTGCTGAAACCTTGAGAAAGTAACGACCGTCTGGAATCTTTACTGGAGTTCCGTACTCCATGGTTGGTGCTCAGAAAACAAACCTAAGCTCTAAGTAGAAATGAGCCTGGGAGTTTGTCCAGAGGGCTACGTTGAATTGCCAGTCGACAAGACTAGGTGCCGGCGTCCGACGGGGTCTGCTGTAACCGTCCCGAAGATTTGCCCGACTGGATTTACGATTGACGTTTCGGGTCTCTGTCTGGCGAACGCACCAGAGACGGTCGAGCCGACGTGTCCATCTGGATACATGCCCATTCCAACTGACCCTTCCAACTGTGCCACGTCGACGAGTTCAACCATCGTCAAGAAAACATGCCCAACTGGATACACGCTTCGGGACAACGGGCTGTGTGGAACAGGAAACACGTACGTGACAACAGGTCCGACGTATTGTGGTCCACAGTACAATGGGAAGAACTGTACATACCAGGCTCAGGTGACACCTGGTATAACACCAGCCACTGGAACGGAATCGGGTCCAAACATGATATGTGCATTCCTCGAGGGTGATGCACAGTTTCCTTGCGATCCAGGGTGTTGTGAACCACCTCCAACGGGGGAGACGGGCGGTGACGGGACTGCGACGGGCGGTGACGGGACTGCGACGGACAACTGGTTTCCAATATGGGCAATCATCCTTCTGATTGTTCTTGGGACTATCATTATGGCTATACTTATCGCATTGGCTGCCAAAAAAATGTCACGAAACAGTAGATATGGACCCACTGTCAAAGGTTGATTACCTCACGGCTTACAATTTCATAAAGGACACACCGGTGTACGGTGGGTTCATGGTGTGGCACCTGATAATGTTTATGGTCCTCGGCCCCATGTTGACATGGCCTATGCTGATGCTTCTTTTGCTCGTGTTCAGTACCCAGACCATGAATCTCGTTCGAGGTGTACGCCAGGAAACCACCTAAAG